AAAGACGGTAAACCAGATACAGAAGATCCAAGATGGTTAGTAAAAGCAAAAATTGTTACATATAAAACTCTTGAAGATATTGAATTTGTAATTAGAAATAAAACATTGGCATCTAATTTTAGAAAACATTTAAAACCATATAATCGAATTGCAATTCATGGAGTAATTAATAATAAACGTATGGTACAAGAAGTAGAAAACACTAATCCAGATGATTGGGGTGGCGAAGCAGATCCATTTAATATGGTTGGAAGTCCTCGTAAGTTTGAATTTGAAATTACAGGTATTGAAACTAAAGATATTGATACAAAAACTTATACCGAAGATATTGTAACTAAAGCTTTTAAAGCACAGGATGAATTTGGGCAAGAAACAACTTGGGACAATAATGATGAAAATGATGAAAAAGAAATAGAATGGTAATTATATAAGAAGTAGCTAGAAGTAGATATAAAATATATAAGTAGTGGATAGTAAATAATACTGTCCACTACAATATAAATGAAAGGTTAGGTATATTAATATATGGCAAGAGCAAGAATTGGGAGTAATGTAGAGAAGGGTTTAAAGTTTTTTATTTACGGAAAGCATGGCACAAGAAAAAGTAATTGTGCAGCAGATTTTGCAAAAATGAATAAAGATGGTAAACCTTTACGTGTTTTATATATTGACTGTGAAACAGGAAGTATTGATGGGTTTGGTCTAGATAGACTTGAAAGTGAAGGAGTAGATATTAGAAATATTTATATAGTTTATTCATCTGCACTTTCTGAAATTAGATATTATTGTAATAAAGTTGTTAATAATGAACCACTATATCATCTTGATGAAGATGGAATAGAAACAGAAGAAGTAGTATTAGATGCTGATGGTAATCAATTTATTGCAGATGCTATTGTAATTGATGGTATTACTGTTATTGCTGATAATGTATCTGATGCAGCAATTAATTTATCTGAAAAAAGAGCAGCTATTAGGGCAGAAATGCAAGGAAAGACTTCTGATGAAAAAGAAGTTATGGTAGGTACTGCTGGACTTGAATTTAAGGATCATAATAAAATTAAAGGTTCTGGTAAATCTCTTGTAAGAAATCTTATTACAAATACTGATAAATATGTTGCAATTACTGGTAGAGCAAAAGATAAAAAAGAAATGATTAAGAATAGTAAGGGTGAAATGGTTCTTACATATATGGGATATGAAGTACCTGAATCATGGGATTTTATACAATTTGATGTATATACTGTAGTACATAATATGACAAATGAAGATGGTGAAATTTATGCTGTAATTGAACAAAAAGATAGGACAGGAAAATATAAACCAAATGAAATTGTTGAAAATCCATCTGTTTCATTATGGCAAGATGTAATTGATAGTAATAAAAATAGAGGAAAAAATATTGGAATGGCACAAGGTAATGTTAATGATACTGTAAAAAAGAATGAAGAATCATATAAAGAAATTGTTGGTTATACTGATAATTCTTCTAATGGTAATTCAAGTTCAACTTTAAATCAAACTATAGATACTAACATTTCTATAGAATCTCTTATTAAAACTATTGATAATATTAAAGAATCAATGTCACCTACTAAACGTAAAGCAATGAAGCCATTACTTGAAAAAGAAGGCTTACCAACTAAATTTACATCAGATTTATCTATTGAAATACTTCAAAAAGTATATGAAGTTATGACTAAAAACTAATTATTATTAAAAAAATGAGGAATGGTTTTCTGTAATCATTCCTCATTAAAAAAATTAAAAAAAACTTGGAGGCTAAATTTTGAAAGAAATATTAAGAAAATGTAAAGTATGTGATAAGGGAAAAAATAAAACAATAAAAATAGAAGAAGAAAAATATATATTCTATGAAAATTCTTATTATCATTATGATTGTTTTATAAAATATAGAATAGAAAAAAAGAAATATAATAAAAGTTTAACTTATGAAGAAGCAAAAATTATTGCTGATAAATTAGTTATAAAAACTTCTGAATCAAATACTATAAATAATTCAATAGATAGAGATAGACTTACATATTGGTTATATGATAATTATAATGTTACTGTGTTACCTTCAACATTTTTTATAAAATTAAAACAAATAAATGATGGCACATTTAGTATGCGTATTAATGCTCCAATAACTTATCATGATTTGTTACAAATATTTAAAAAAATGAAAACTCATTTAGATAAAATAAATAATAAAAATGAAAGAAATGGGAAAGAAATAGATATTTTTAGAAGAATAGATTATGATTTAGCAATTGTAATTAATAATTATGATAAATATTTACAATGGAAACAAAAACAAAAAACAGAAGAAATAGAAAAAATAGAAATAATAAATGATTTATCAATAAAAAATAATATGCAAATAAATACAATTACATCATTACAAAAGAAAAATAAACAAAATAAACAAAATGATAAAGATGAAATAAATATTTCTAATATTCTAGATGAAGTCTTTTAAGAAAGAGAGATGGTGTTATTTAATTGACAGAAATAAAAAATTACAATATTCAAGCAGAAACACTTTTAGTGGGTAGCCTCTACAAGAATCCTGATATTTATGTTGAATATGGACATATAATGCGTCCCAAATATGATTTTTACGATAGTTCTTGTCTATTTTTTTACAATTGTTTTGAGATAATGTTCCAAACATTTTCGCAAGAATTTACAGAAAATAATATTAACATTTATATGTCTCAAGATAAAAAAAGAAATGCTGAATATAAAGATTATGGTGGTTATAAAACAATTGAGAAAATGAAAGAACTTTCTAATACCGATGATTTTAAAAACTATTTCAATATAGTAAAAAAATACTCTTTAGTAAGAGAATATGAGAGAAGTGGTTATCCCGTTCAAAAAATACTTGAACATAAAAAATTCGACATATTTTCTGCAAATGATATCTACAAAATGATAAAAGCTAAAGCTGATACAATAAATACAGTAATTAGTGGTGGAGAAGAAAGTGTAATATTAGGTAAACAATCAATAAAAAGAATTAAAGAATGGATTAAAAAACCAAGTTTTGGAATTACTTTTCCTTGGAACTGTTGGAATATATTTTTTAGAGGTTTTCGTAAAGGTAAATTAATAGTAGAAGGTATGTTATCTAATGAAGGTAAATCCAGAAAAATGGTAGCATTAGCAACACATATATCATTAGTAGAAAAAAAAGCTGTACTTATTATGACTAATGAAATGTCAGAAGAAGATATTGAAGCTTGTAAAATAGTAACAGTTATTAATGATCCAATACATAAATTACACTTTGATTTTGATTTAAATAAAACTGAAGAAGAAATTGTACTTGGAAGATATAGAAGTGATATAACTAATAAATTTATTGTTAGAGAAATTGATGAAAATGAAGAACCTTTATTAACTGATGAACAATATGAAGAAAAATTATATAATGAATCTTCAGAATATAGAAATACACTTATAGTTGCTGATTGGATTGAAAAAAACACTAAAATATACTTTAAAGAAATGCGTGAGTACTCTGATTATGATTTAGAAATGGAGATAAGAAAACATGTTTTATCTAAAAGTGTAGAATATATAATGTATGATACTTTAAAAGGTTATAGAACGGATGCTTGGGAAACTATAAAACAAACAGCTACAAGATTAGAAGAATTAGCAAAAGAATTGATGGTAGGTATATATGCTAATTTTCAACTTACTGATGATTCAGTATATTTAGAAGTATTTGATTTAAATAGTATGAATTTAGCGAATAGTAAACAGATATTTCATGTATTAGATTATTTAGTATTAGGGAAAAGATTATTTAGAGATGATTATGATAAATATTCTATAATTGATGATTGGGGTGGAGAAGTACCTTTAGATATTACTAAAATATATTATGGACACAGATTTGCTAAAAGTAGAACTGGTGGAAAAGGTAAAGTTACTATATGTGAAGTTGATTTAGATAGAAACACATGGATAGAAGTTGGATTATTAATTAAGAAAGGAAATAGGAATAGTGATTCAAAACCAAAAAAACGAGTAGGGGCTTAATTTAATGGAGGTAAAAGACTTATTCAAAAAGATTATTAAAAATAATAATACAGAAAAAATATTAAAAAACTTAGGTATGCATCATATAGAAGAAAAGGATGAATATTTTACTTGTGGTTTTCCAGATGGTGATAATACTAAAAGTGCTGTAATTTATAAAGATAATCTTTGGGTAAATGCTTACACAAGAGACATTTCAGATAAGTGTGGTTATACAAATATTATTTCACTTGTATCTTTTATAAAACAATTGTATTTTACAAAAAGTATCAAATGGATATGTGATATTTGTTCTTATAATTATTATGAAGAACCAAAAAATAAAACAAAAATGATTAAATTTCTTGAATATATTTATGAACAGAAAAATAATTCTAATAAAAATGATGAAGATAAAATAATAAATTTAAAACCAATAAATGAAAATATTTTACAATATTATGGTACATATTCTAATAAATTATTTTTAATAGACAATATAGACTTACAGACACAAATTGATTTTGGTCTTGGTTATGATTTAGAAACACATTCTATTACTATTCCAATTAGAGATGAATTAGATACTTTAGTTGGAGTAAAAGCAAGACTTTATAAAACATCAAATGAATTAGAAAAATGGGAAAATAAATATTTTTATTTAGTGCCTTGTGCTAAATCTAAAATATTATATGGTTTAAATAAAACAATGCCATACATAAAAAGAAAAGGTTTTGTTATTGTATGTGAATCAGAGAAGGGTGTAATGCAATTATGGTCTTATGGAATAAGAAATGTTATTAGTATAGGTTCACATACATTATCAAAATATCAAGTAAAGAAACTTACTCATTTAGGTGTAGATATAGTTTTAGCTTATGATCAGGATGTTATGTTTAAAGATGAAAAGTTTAATAAAGAATTTTATGAGAAAGAATGTAATAAGTTTTTAAACAATCAAATTATATATTGTTTAGTTGATGAAAATGAAATATTAACAGAAAAAGAAAGTCCTACTGACAAAAAAGACAATTTTTTAATATTATTAGAAAATAAAAGAATATTGAAAGGAATTTAATAAATGAAATATAAAATAATAGGTGAAAATAATTATAATGCTTCTAATTTATTATATGAAATACTTAAAAATAGAGAAATTGAAGATGTAGAAGAATTTCTTAATATTGATGACAGTGTAGTTACCGATCCATTAGATTTTAAAAATATGGATATTGCTATTGAATGTTTGTTAAAACATTTAGAAAATAATTCTAATATATTAATAATTCCTGACGAAGATGTAGATGGGTGTACTTCAGCAAGTTTACTTTATAATCATATAAAAGATATATATCCTAAAGCTAATTTATTTTTTAAAAGTCATTCAAAAAAAACACATGGAATTATTTTAGATGATATAAAAGATATTTTACCAACAATACAATTATTAATACTCCCTGATGCTTCAAGCGAACAATTTAAAGAGCATAAAATAATAAGAGATATGGGTATAGATATAATTATTTTGGATCATCATAGTGTAAAAAAATATAGTACAAATGCAATTGTAGTTAATAATCAATTATCTGGTATTTCTACTAATTTATCAGGTGTTGGAATGACGTATAAGTTCTGTAAAGCATTAGATGAAGAATTGTGGGAAGATAAAGCTGATAAATATTTAGATTTAGTTGCCGTTGGGTTGATATCAGATTATATGAATACAAAAGATTTAGAAGTTCAATATTATATAAGAAAAGGTTTAAATAATATTAAAAGTCCTGCATTAAAAGCATTAATAGAAGCACAAGACTTTTCACTAAAAGGTGAATTAAATCCAATTGCTATTGCATTTTATATTGCTCCACTTATTAATTCTGTTTATAGATTAGGAAAAATAGAAGATAAAGATATGTTATTTAAATCTTTTGCAAATATTGATACTAATAAAACTTACATATATAAACCTACAAGGGGTAATAGAAAAGGTGAAGAAATTGAAGAAACTATATATCAACAAGTAGCTAGAATGTGTATTAGTTATAATGGTAAAAGAAAAAGATTGTCAGAAAAATTAATTAAACCAGTAGAAGATCAAATTAATTTAGATAATAAAATAATATGTGTAAAAGTTAATAAAGAAGAATCAGAAGGAATGTCTGGGTTATTAGCAAATGCTTTATTAAAT